GGTTCATTTCAGATGGCAGGAAGAAGAAGTTAGCAAGATGTTCAAGGAGAGCAGGAAAGACTCATCTGGCAGCAGTGGGGTTGCTGAGTGCAGCAATAGCAACTCCGGGGATCATGTGTCCTTACATCACTCTGAGCATCAAGAATGCGAGGAGGATATTGTGGAGCACGTTGGGGGAGATGGACAGGGGGTTTGGATTGGACTTAGAGTTCAGGCAGAACGATTTGACGGTGAAGCTACCGAATGGGAGCAGTATTGTGTTGGGGGGGGCACAGGACAAGGATGAGGTAGATAAGTGGAGGGGTCCAAAGTATTCGTTGTGTGTGATTGATGAGGGACAGTCGATGCGTTCTTCGATTTTGAGCACGTTGATAGAGGATGTTTTGGAACCTGCGACTTTGGACTTAGATGGGTCTATATGGATGTTTGGGACACCGAATGCTTCCAGTAGTGGGTATTTTTACAATGCAGATGTATTTGAAGCATCGTCTTGGAGTAAGCACAACTGGACGTTATTGGACAATCCTCATCTTCCGGGTGCAGGAGATTGGTTAGCACGGAGGAAGGAGGAGAATGGATGGGATGATGAGACACCAATATTCAGGAGGGAGTATCTTGGAGAGTGGACAAGGGATGAGGAGAGTATGGTTTACAGGTACTCTCATGATAAGAACTTGGTGCAAATCGACTTGGAAGAGGGTTTTTGGGATTACGTTTTGGGAGTGGATTTGGGATATGAGGATAGCACTGCTTTCGTTATCTTTGCGTTTTCAGAGGATGTCCCAGAGGTCTACTGCGTACATGCCGAAAAGAGTCCTCACATGGGGATTGCAGAGATTGCGGAAAAGATTAAGAGACTCGAAGAAAGGTACAGGTTCGTGAGGAGTGTAGTGGACACCGGGGGTCTCGGTAAGATGATAACAGAGGAGATGAACAAGAGGTTTGAGTTGAATTTGTTTCCTGCAGAGAAAGCACGGAAGTTAGATCACATCACGTTGATGAATTCAGACTTTCAGAGGGGGAGGATACAGATTGTTGAGGGTCCAATGACTGAGAGTTATGTGGATGAGTTGGTACTCTTGGAGTGGGATCAGATTCAGATGGAGAAGGGTAGGTTTAAGGAAGCAGACAGTTGTGAGAACCATTGTTGTGATGCAGGACTCTATGCATGGAGAGAAGCACTTCACTATCTTCACAGGGAGCAGGTTCCAAAGCCTGAGTTTGGATCTACAGAGTATTTTGATGAGATGGAGAGGGAGATGGAGAGAGACATGATTGCAAAGGCCCAGAGGGTTGAGGATTCAGAAGAAGCAGAGTGGTGGGAAATCAACTAACACAAAGGAGATGATATGCCGGGATACCATAAGAAGATGAAGAAGAAGGGTAAGGGGAAGAAGAAATGACAATGACGAAAGCACAGAAGATTAAGAAGTTGAAGGCTCAGAAACCGGGTCTTTACAGGAACATCAACTTGAAGAAGTTGGGTGCAGGAAAGACGAAGAAGACAAGAAAACCCGGATCGAAGGGTGCTCCGACTAACAAAGCCTTCCGTCAATCTGCCAAGACTGCAAAGAAGAGGTAATGGCAACGTATCAGGGCAAGAAGGTCACACTGAACAAACCGATCAGGACTTCTGGTGAGTCTAAGAAGTTCAAGGTTTATGTGAAAGATGGGAACAAGGTAAAGGTGGTCAGGTTTGGAGATGCGAATATGAAGATAAGGAAATCCAATCCTGCAGCACGGAAGTCTTTCAGGGCAAGGCATAACTGTGCAAACCCCGGTCCCAAAACAAAAGCCCGTTACTGGAGTTGTAAGAACTGGTGATGTTTAATAAAGAAGAGAAAATAATCTTGAAAGATGAAATGAACTTGAGGGAGATCAGGGAGATGATCACGTTCCTCAAGGATTCAAATGTAAGAACTTTTGAAGGTATGGGTATTTCAGTCGAGTTCAATGTAGAGATGGATGAACAACCACAGGTGGTTCCGTTCAGAGACCCTGTGGAGAGTGACATGGTAACTTCTCATTTTAATACATGATGTTTTGGTGGGAATCAGATCTTGATAACTGTCATGAGGAGTTGATGGGAGTCATCAGTCAACTCAATGACACCCATTATGATCGGATGATGGCAAATCTGGACTTTCTCAGGGTTTATTCTCAGAGGAGGTATGATCTGCAGGATTTCAAGCAGGGTTTGGTCAAGACTGCGAGTTATTCATTAGACAAACGTGATGACATGAGGATGAGGATGAATGTCACACAGTCAATGATAGACACGATCACATCCAAGATTGGGAAGAACAGACCCAGACCCATGTATTTGACAGAAGGAGGTGATTATTCTCTGAAGAATAAGGCCAAGATGATGGGCAGAATGATGGAGGGAATGTTCATGCAGACGAAACTGTATGAGTTGATGCCCAAAATCTTCCAAGATTCCTGCATTTTTGACCTTGGGGTGCTCAAAATCTACCCAGAAAACGATAAAATTGAGGTAGAGAGGGTTTTTGCAAACGAAATCCTCTGGGATATGAATGATGGGTTGTATGGAGACCCTCAGTCACTGTATCAGGTCAAAAAAGTACATAAATCGTATCTTTTGGACCGTTTTTCAGGGTTTACGACACAAATAGACCGTTTAGGATCAGAAAATCAGGAAGAAACACCAGATTCAGACTTAGTTGAGGTTGTAGAAGCATGGCATCTGCCTGTAAACAAGGATTCAGAGGATGGAAGACACGTTATCTGTGTAGAGGGAGCCACACTCTTGGATGAGGACTACCGCAGGGATAAATTCCCTTTTCTGTTCCTCAAATGGAGTGATTCCGTTGTAGGTTTTGGTGGAATCTCCTTAGCAGAGCAACTTTACCCTGTTCAGAGAGAAATCAATGCATTGTGCATCAGGATTCAGCAATCCATGCACTTATTGAGTGTTCCAATGGTATTTCTTCAGGCAGGAAGCAAAGTTGCCCCCTCACACATCAGAAATCAACCCGGAACGATCATTCATTACAATGGTCAACCTCCAGTGGTTTACACTCCCTCTGCAATGCATCCAGAGGTGTATAACCATCTGGACAGACTCTACCAGAGGGCATACGAAATCTCAGGGATCTCAGAGTTATCTGCCACAGGAAAGAAACCTGCAGGGTTGGAATCTGGGGCTGCATTAAGAATTTATCATGATATAGAAACTGAGAGATTCATCCTCATAGGAAGACGTTACGAGCAAGCATTTATGAATGCTGCAGAGCACTATTTTGACTTGGCAGAAGATGTGGTTGAGGAGAAGGGTTCCTTCCCAGTTCAGACTACTTACCGCAGAGAGATGACCAAGGTTGATTTTGAGAAGATACGATTGGCACGGGATGAGTTCATCTTAGAACCTTATCCTGTCTCAATCCTCCCCTCCCTACCTGCAGGAAAGTTGCAGACCGTTCAGGAACTGATCAATTTGAAGGTCATTGACAAAAGAGAGCAGATTACAAGACTGCTAGACTTCCCAGACCTCAATTCAGTTACACAGGTTTATGAAGCAGCAGAAGCAGATGTGGAGTGGAGGATCAGCAAGATCTTGGATGATGGAGAGTACATTGGTCCAGAACCTTACATGGATCTGAACTTAGCCAAACAAAGGTTTCAGTTAGCATACTTGGAAGCAAGACAGAAGGGTGTGGATGCAGACAAGATTGCACTCTTGGATAAGTTCATAGTCCAGACCCAGACCATGCTCAATCAGGCACAGTTACAAGCACAGTTACCGCAGGGACTTCCTGAATCACCTGCTCAATCCCCTGCAGGGGAGGTTCCTGCACCAACGGATCTGATGCCAGAAATGCCACAGACTCCAGAGACACCTGAATCGCCATTACCAATATGACCGAAGAGACTGCAGTAGTTGAAGAGACTGTGGAGGAGACTCCGCAACTATCAGAACAGGCACAACAATTCTTCAGGGACAAGGGTCTTCTCAAGGAAGAACCTGTGGAAGAAGTAGTTGAGGAACCTGTAGCAGAAGAGGTTGAAGAAGCAGAACCTGAGAAGGAAGAACCCAAGGTTTCCAAAGCATTCCAAGAGGTTGCACGGAAGAAGAGGGAACTCTTTCAGAAGGAACAGGAGTTAAAGGATCAAAATGATGATCTAGGTAAGCTCAAGGAAGCAAGAGACTTAATTGAGCAGGGTAAGCATCTGGAAGCATCTGAGGTGTTAGGGTCCAATTATGAGTCCATGACAGATCAGGTGCTTGGCAGATCCAGTGAGAAGACTGCACTGCAGAAAATGCAGGAGGAGATCTCACAGTTGAAAAAAGAAAAGTTTGAATCAGATAAACAGAAGCAGAAGGAGTTAGCATCTCAGGAGGTGCAGTCTTATGTTTCTGAGTTGAAAAGTGTAGTTGAGGAATCAGAAAAGTATCCGCTTGTGACATCCTTCTGGGATGAAGCACAGCAATCCATTCTGGATATTCAGAAGCACTATGCCATGAATGGTGGGGAGACCCTCACCAATGAGGAAGTCTTGGATCAGGTTGAGAAAACCTACCGTGATTTCATGGATAAAGCAGTTCAGAATGAAAAAGTGAGGTCTATCTACAAAATAGGTTCACCCTCCGAAAAGCCATTGGGTGAAGTCCAAAAAAGTCAGTCGAGGACACTTTCTAGCAAAGGAACATCCCGAATGAGGACTTCTGAAACCAAAACTGGACCTGTTTCCAAACATGAAGCTTTGGAAAGAGCAGTTCAGGCATTCAGAGAGACCAAATCGGGAGTATAAAATGACTTTCAATTTGGAGTATACCAATGGCTTCAGCCACAAACATGACGGCATGGGATAATGCCCTCAAGATTTACTATCAAGATAAACCTGTAATCGACACGGTTTATAAGAATCATCCCTTTTTAAGCCTTGTCCCTAAGAATCCTAGATTCAAAGGGAAGTCAATGCCGATTCCTGTCATTTTCGGCAGACCTCAAGGGGTATCAGCAAACTTTGCAAATGCTCAAAGCAACGCAAGTGCAACTCAGGTAGCAGAATTTCTGCTCACCCGTAAGAAGCACTATGGAGTTGCAACTGTGGACGGGGAGACACTCCTTGCATCACAGGGTAATGAGTACGCATTCTTGGATGCTGCAACCACAGAAATTGATCAAACTGCAAAATCTGTTGGAGATGCACTTTCCCGGCAACTGTTCAGAACTTCTGATGCATCAATCGGAAAAGTAAACAACTCATCTTTTGGTGTGACCACACTGGATCTTGTAACCGATTCTGATGCACTCAACTTTGAGATCGGAATGGTTCTGCAAGTTTCTGCGACACAAACTGGAGGTTCTGTTCGTTCAGGAACTTTGGAAGTGTCTGCAGTCTCAAGAGATGCAGCATCGAACCAAGTAACCATGACGGGCAACCTGTCTGCAGGAATTTCTGCAATTGCTCAGAATGACTTTGTGTATGTTCAGGGCAACTATGATGCAGGAGTTTCAGGTCTTGCAGATTGGATTCCTGCTTCTGCTCCCGGTGGTACTGCATTCTTTGGTCAGGACAGATCCAAAGATCCAAGTCGATTGGGAGGTCAGAGACAGGCTTTCTCAAGCACCCGTGAAGAGACCATCATCAACGGTCTTGGATTGGCAGCAAGAGAAGGTGGAGCACCTGATCACATCTTTGTTTCTTTCACAGATTTCATTGCACTTGAGAAAGAACTTCAGTCTACAGTTCAACGTGAAGTTGATCCTGAAACTGGTTCTGGATACAGGTCACTGGAAATGTATGCACCTTATGGAATTGCTAAAATTATTCCTGATAAGGACTGCCCTGTGGGAGTTGCATACGCACTTCAGATGGATACATGGCAGCTTGCTACCATCAACGAAACTGTCTCCATCATTGATGTTGATGGGAATCGGATGCTTCGTCAGTCTTCAGACGATGGAGTAGAAATCAGAGTTGGATTCTACGGACAACTTGGTTGTTCTGCTCCCGGTTTCAATTGCCGAATCGCCTTAGCATAAAGGAGAAAAATGGCATCGAGAGTCTTTAGGGACGTTCAGGCTTTAAATCCTGAAGTCAAAATAATTGCAGGGTCTTTCAAGACCAACGCAAGTTCTGATCCCGTTGCAGCCGATAACACAGGCAAAGGTTGGTCTGTGGCACGGACTGCTACAGGAACATGGACTGTGACCTTGGAAGACACCTACGTTGAACTCATCAGTGGACAATGTTCGTTAGCACATAACGCAGCAGGAGATCATAAGCTCCAATGGGGAGCAATTGATGTTGCGAGTGCAAAGACCCTAGTGATCAGAAACATCACAGGGACTTCTGCAGCCGATCTTGCAGTGAATGCTAACAATCGAGTTCACTTTGCTCTGTTTCTCCGTAACACGGATGTGACATAAAGGAGCAATATGATGGGATCAGAAGCAGCTACCATCATTCTTGGACCCCTCAAAGGATCAATGGGGGGTTCAGATTCCTATGATAAGGAGTCTGACAAGGAAGAGATGGAAGAGTATGAATACTCTGATGAACAAAAAGAGATGGCAAAAGAACTCGTCAAAGCAGTCAAAGGTGGAGATGAGGAGACCGTCCTAATGGCAATTCACGGAATCATGATGAGCTATGACTGATCTGGTTTCTCTGACAGAACTTAGACTCCTGACCCGTCAACGTGCAGATCAGGAAAACAGTCAGTTTGTGAACGATACAGAACTCACAAGGTATCTCAATAACTCATGGGGGGAACTTTACTCCTTGATCAATGAGAACTTCAATGAGGACTATTTCACCACAACAAGCACTGTGTCTATGGTCTCTGGTACAGATACCTATGATCTTCCATCAGATTTCTACAAAATGAGAGGAGTGGATCTTGTGGTCACATCCACAGAATCTGTTCCTCTCAAACGATACAATTGGGCACAGAGAACCCGTAATGCACTCACAGTGTATGCACGAGACTACAAGTACCGTGTTCAGAAGGGTTCTATTGTGTTCAGTCCAGTTCCATCAACAACGGATTCAGTCAAACTTTACTACATACCATCTCCCAAGAGATTGCTTTCCAAGGATACCACTGCAATCACCAGAGGGACATCAACGATGTGGACCACAGGTTCCCATGAGTTTGTAGTAGGAGACTTGATCACAGGTCAGAACTTTCTGGCAACCGATTACAATGTAGATCAGACCGTGACTGCAATAGGAGCAAACACTGTGACTACAGACCTCGATTCTTCAGGTCTGGCAGATCCTACAAGTTATGGAAGCATTGAGTCCCGTTTTGATTTCTACTCAGGATGGGATGAGTACATCATTATAGATTCTGCAATTAAAATGCTTCTGAAAGAAGAAGCAGATGTCACTGCACTGTTACTGCAAAAGAATCAGTTGAGGGAGAGGATTATCACAGAATCGCAGAACAGAGATGCAGGAGAACCAGAAGTAGTAACAGATGTGGTCTCCTACGAAAAGTTTTATTACGCATGAGCAGAGTCAACTTCACACAACTCTACACAGGTGATGCTTCCAGTGACCAAGTGCAGGGGTATATTGCAACTGCACTGCAACCTCTTCTGCAACTTCCTTTTGCATCAGGAACCCGTGTGCAGGATGTTGAAGTCACTACTTCAGATACCTTTGTCAATCATGGTTTGGAGAGCACTCCACAGGGGTTCATTGTCCTGAAATCCAATGCTGCCCAAGTGGTTTATGAGTCAAGCACTGAAAATGACTCACCAGACAGGTTTATCATTCTCCGTGCAGGAGGGACAGTCACGGTAGATTTATTTTTTTTCTGAGGTCTTATGGCAGTCACAAACGGAACCAACATTACTGCAATTGAAAAACCTGAAGTTGGAATAGACACAGGTCCAGGTTGGGCAACCTCCATCAACAACTCCTTAGATGGGATTGATGGACATGACCACACCACCAACAAGGGTTCTCGCATTACTCCTGCAGCAATGAATATCAATGCTGATTTGGAGATGAATAGCAATGATCTCACAGAGGTCAGAACGCTATCAATGGATTCTACTTCTAACACAACCACAGCAGATCAAAGAGCAATTTATGTAAGTAATTCAAATAATCTGCACTACCGAAACGGGTCTGGTCAGGATGTCCAGATCACGGATGGAACCTCCGTAGTGGGTGCAGCAGGGACCATAACGGGAATGGGGTCTGATGCAGGAAACCAAGCAGGGGCCAGTTATACAGACGGGTCCAAAGCATTCAATTTTTTTACAGATTCAGCAAATACCGATTTCGGCAAAATGAACCACTCGGATCTGAATCTTTACAAATTCAGTGACGATAACACCGCAGACACAGATTTTGTAACCCTGCAATGCTCCTCCTCTGTTTCAGGTTCAGGGGGTACGATTACCGTTCCAGGTGAAACTGGCACGCTGCTCACCACAGCAACCAACTTTGCAGGAACTATAAACATAGATGCAACGGGAGGGTCTGGTTCAATTACATTAGATGCTAATACCTCAGTTAGTATTGAAGCAGATACAACGATCACTTTAGATGCTGAAAGTGACATTAATCTTGACTCAAACTCTGGTGTTCTGACTTTCAAGGACAATGGAACTGCAATCGGCAAGATCAGCAACTCCTCTTCTGATCTGGTCATTGAGAATGAGGTGGATGCTAAAGACATCATCTTTAAGCAGTATAATGGTAATGAAGTCGCTCGTTTTACACATGACAGAAAACTAAAATTTTTTGATGATGGTGATGAGTATATTTCTGGAGATGGTACGGATCTAACGGTTGCATCTGGTGGAGCTTTAAACCTGACCGCAACTACGGACGTTGTGGTTCCTGCCAATGTTGGGGTCACGTTTGGAACTGGTGAGAAGATTGAAGGAGATAATACTGACCTGACACTGACATCTGGAGCAGACATTAATTTGTTTGCCACCACAGATATTAATATTCAAGCCAACGTAGGTCTGACGTTTGGTAGTGATGTTGAAAAAATTGAGGGGGATGGGACAGATTTAACGATTGCATCCAGTGGAGAGATTAATGTTAATTCTGGAACCCTGGACCTATCTGCTCAGACGGTAGATGTCACCTTAAACGGTGCAGTCGATGCACTTAATTTTGATTCTAATACACTGTCAATCGATGCCTCAAATAATCGGATAGGAATCGGGTCCGCAGCACCAAAGCAACCGCTTACAGTTTATGGTGTGCCGATCACTGCTACTGGCACGATCAAAACGCAAACTCTTATAGCAGACACAACGGCGTTTGGCTCGGCTCAGAATTCTGGAATCAGCTTTGGACATAAATATGATTCAGGTGGGGATGTTGCCACAACGTCTGGAATTGTAGGTGGACGAGAATCGACTTCTGACGGAAATTACGCAGGTTATCTAAGTTTTCACACGAGAGCCAATGGTGCATCTGGTGCAGAGCAAGCTCGGATCACCAGTGCAGGAAGGTGTGGTATTGGTACTACTATACCGTATGGTGCTTTAAATGTGTCAGATTCAGGAGGTTTTACAACTTTAGTAATCACAGATCCTACTGAAAACGCATCTGGTGAGCATTGGTATTTTAGAAACACTGGTGGAAATTTCTATATTGGTCAATCAACCGATAGTGGTGGAGCTTTTGATTCGTTGCAAGCAAGAGTGACTGTTGCGGATGGTGGAAATGTGACACTGAATTCAGGCAACTTAGTTGTCGGCACGGCAGGAAAAGGAATTGATTTTTCTGCACAAACATCTTCAACAGGAACCGATGCGTCCATAATTGCTGAACTTTTAGATCATTATGAATGGGGAACGTATCGAGTTGTTTTAACCCCAGATAGTGGAACTTTTACGATGGATACAAGCCGTGATCTTTTAGGATTTGTTAAGGTTGGGAACATCTGTACTGTTTCAGGATATGCAAGAGTCAGTTCTTCTTCAACACCTTCTGGTCAAATAACTTTTAATTTGCCTTTCGCCGCTTCAAGCATGAACGAATACGCAAATAATTTTATTGGGCAAGCCGTACCTGAAAATCTAGGTAGTAGTCCTCCAAGTTATTACTCTTCCAACGATTTCAAATGTTTTATAGATGCAGCAGGAGCAACAACTGCAAAAATAAAACGAACAGCAGGAGGCACTGCTGCAGGAAATTGGGGTGGAGTAGCTGATTATTTTTCAACTAATACTAACGTGACTATTTCAATAACCTATATTACAGCTTGATATGTCTTTGCAAAAAAATATTTTAATCGATAAGTGCGAAACAGTGGCTATAAATAGTGGTTCCCATTACGTCATTCAAGTCAGAGAAAGACATCAGATCCTTGAAAATAGTAAAGAAATTTCGGCTTCTTTTAATCGTTATATTTTAACGCCAGATGCTGATACAAGCACCATAACTGATGCAACTGTTCTAGCCCAATTTGATGCGGTTATGACTAATGAAGTTAAACAGGCTTACCAAACTTTTTTAGCAAGTCAAAATCAACCTGAAGACACAAAAGAATAATGGATATAAAAAATGTACAAAGTGAAATAGTTTCACTAAAAAACGAGTTAGCAAAAGTTCCACAAATGGAGCAGAGACTTCATCGTTTATTGGGTATGGAAGAGATTCTTATAATACAACAACAAGAAGAGCAAACGCCTGAATTAAAAGTTGCGAATAAAAAGTAGCAATGGCACTTCAAAAAGCTCTTGTTCCTGTTGATATAGTTGCAGGATTAGACACCAAAACAGATGAAAAACTGACTGCAAAATTAACAGATTTACAGAATGGAAGATATACGGTTGGCAGTCAGATTTCTAAGCGTTTGGGCTACACCTCAATGTCTCAAGACATTGCAGGATCATCGTCTAAACTGACAACGGGTGACGGGTTGACATCTTTTCAAGATGAGCTTTTAGAGTTCAGTGGTTCAAAATTATATTCCTACTCCAACGGTATCACAAAATGGGTGGACCGTGGAAGTTATCTAAGCCTGAAAGTAAACGCTACGGATGTAGTTAGAAATACCTCAGAAGTCAGAAACCAAGATAGTTGTATTGCTTCAGGATTAATTCTTTATGCCTATGAACAATATGACACCAGTGGCACACTAGAAGGTGTATTTGCAACGGTTGTAGATCAGACTTCAGGTGCAGTTTTACAGTCTGAAACACTTATTGACTCAACTGCAATCAATCCCCGATGTATTGGTGTAGGCCCAAACCCAACCCTTCTGTATGTAGACACATCAACTTCACCATATTCTATCAAGATCATCCAGGTTGACATCACAGATCCCACGGTATTTACAAGTGCAACAACTGCAGTTTCTGATGTAGATACCACCAACCCCAACATAGACGCTGCTCAATACTCTGAAGATCCAACCACAGGGTCAGGAGTATTTGCTTACAATGTTAATGGTGCGACTAAAGTAAAAGTTGGTTTTGTCACTGCAAGCGGTCAGGTGGGCAGTCCTGCAAACGGATTCACTGCACCGCAGGAGATCTCAAGTGCAGATGCAACGGATGGAGTTGCAATCTGTTCCGATCAGGTCAATACATCATCAACCACAGTGGACCGCATTTATGTTGCTTATAACTCAACTGCATCAAGTCAGGGTCTGATACTTAAAAAACTGAATAGTGTTTTAACGGTTGAGGATACAAAAACCATTCAGGCAACCAGTACCAAGATTGATGGGTGTAGTTTGTTAATGAAGCAAGATGGTGATCTTCAGATTACATACACACTCAATGCAACAAACACTTACGATCATAAGATCAGAACTGCAGTCTTTGCTCCTTCAGACTCTACCGTAACTGGTGCGATTACCAGTGCTGCTGCAGATATAAAGTTAAGTGTAGGTCTTGCATCCAAGATGTTTGAGTACAACTCGAAGGTCTACTTTATTGCAGTCCATGACACAGATCTGCAACCCACCTATTTTGTCATTGATACCACAGGTTTGATTGTAGCAAAGATGCTTCCTGGGACTGCAGGAGGGTTGCCCAATAAAACTCTGATGCCCTCAGTGGTCTCTGGGACTTCAGGGATCTTTGAGTTTGGTGGTCTGGTCAGGACACGTTTGATCTCTAAGAACAACGATCTGTACTCTCTGGCAGGAGTCTCCAGAATGGAACTGGACTACACCTCAGTCGAGAGATTTGAGTCTGCAGAACTTGGGGAGAATCTTCATGTGGGTGGTGGGTTCATCTCCATGTATGACTCTCAGGAGATCACAGAGATGAACTTTCATCTGTATCCTGAGAACATCTCTGCAGTTGTGTCATCAGGAGGTAATCTTACTGCAACTAAGTCTTATCAGTACAAAACAATATTCTTCTGGACAGATGCTAGGGGGCAAATTCATAGAAGTGCTCCTTCAGTTGCAGTTACTAAAGACACCACATCTAGCAATAAAACAATTACTCTCACAATTCCCACTCTGCGTTTAACGCAAAAGGTGGGTGTGATTATTGAGGTCTACAGAACAACTGGTGATGGTACGATCTTCTACAAGGTAGGTTCCGTTGCAAACTCAACTTCTGTAGAATCAGTATCCTTTGCAGATTCAGGAGCAATCTCTGACACTGATTTGGTTGCAAAGGAGCAACTCTACACAACAGGTGGGGTACTTGACAACATGGCCCCTCCTTCCTCTTTGGTGATTGCACCATACAAGAATCGTCTGGTCTGTGTGTCCTCAGAGAATCCTAAGAAGCTAATCTATTCAAAGAAGAGAACACCGAAAGCTCCAGTGGAGTTTACAGATGTCTTTGAGATTGTTCTCAACAAGGCACAGAGGGTTACTGCATTGGCAGAGTTTGATCAGAAACTAATCATCTTTGAACCAGATCAGATCTTTTATCTGACAGGAAATGGTCCCACAAACACAGGGACACAGGATGATTTCTCTCCACCTCAACTGGTCACAGGAGATGTGGGATGTCAGAACACCAACTCTCTGGTTCTGATGCCTTTGGGGCTGATGTTTCAGTCCAAGAAAGGGATCTATCTCCTGAACCGTTCTCTGGAGACTGTCTACATCGGTGCAGACGTTGAAGCATATAACAACCTCACAATCACCTCTGCAGAACTGATCGAGGATGAGAATCAGATTAGGTACTTGACTTCAGACGGGAGGTGCTTGGTCTATGACTACTACTATGGAAAGTGGAGCACTTGGACCAATCATCAGGGAGTGGGTGCAACTATCTGGAATGCTACTGGTGATTATGTGTATCTGAGGACAGATGGGAGGATCTTTCAACAATCATCAACAAGCTACAAAGATGGGAATGACCCTGTGGAGCTATCTCTGACAACCTCATGGGTCAAGACCAGTGGAATACAGGGTTTCCAGAGGGTGAGAAAAGCCTTTGTGCTTGGTGATTTTAAGACAGATCACACCATGAAACTGGAGGTGGGATTCAACTACACAGACTACTTCCAAGAACGACACACCTTTGACTTCATCGATGCTCTGAGTGTTCAGGAGTATGGAGACTCATCACCCTATGGATCTGAGAGTTTTTACGGCAACTCTTCAGGTGTGGCAGATGGGGTGTACCAGTTCAGAGCACACATGGGTAAACAGAAATGCCAAGCAATTCGATTCCGAATCTCTGACATAGAAGAGGTCAATCCTGGGGAAGCCTACTCAGTATCTTCTCTGATGTTGGAGATCGGACTCAGAGATTCAGGAATGAAACTACCACAACAAAAATTGGTGTAAGACATGACTCCACAGATGAACCCCGGTGGTCTCACGGATGACGAACTCCTGAGACTTGCAAAACTCCTCCAACAAACCAGAGGTGAGGGTCTCGCATTTATCAATCCTGGTGAAGCACAGATGCTCCGTGATGCAGGAGGATCTGGGCAACCGATACAGGGAACTCAAGGGTTTGGTGTAGGTGGGGGGCCGATTCGGAGTTATGAAGATGATGACAGTGATGATGATGATGATAGCACTGAATCAACAATAGAATCAGTTTCAGATATTGAAGGTTATCAAGAACGTGAAGCGTTTATA